GGTCGCGGTCGTACAGCATCCAGCTCCGCGCCATTCGGTTCGCCTCGTCTTCCGGATAACCATCGGCTTTGAACACGCGAATCCTGGCGTGCATGGTCGCTATCTCGGATTGTGTGATGTCGGTCATCAGTAGTCCCTCAGTGAGTCAATGTCGCCCAGCACGAAAAGGCACCACAGCACCGTCGATGCCGGCACGTCATGCCCGTCTTTGAGCATGTCAAGAATGCGGGAGGCTTCGCGTTCCTCGTAATTTTTCACAGTTGCGTCCCGTTCGGGTGTAGGCCAAGCGCGTTTTTGTAGCACCTTTCCCGATTTAATCCGATGCGGTCGCCGGCATCATCCCGCTTTTTCAGCGCCCTAGCCCAGTCCTTTGACCCATGCCCACCCTCCGCAGGCTTGAGCGCCGCCATTGCAGCCGCGATGATGGCCGGGTCCGCCTTCGGCGCAGGAAGACCCAGGGCAGGCTCCGGCAGATACCGCAGGCAGATGTTTCGAAACACGATCAGGTTAGGCACGCGCTCCGGTAGGCTTTCCAGCGCCTTGCCGATGGCGTGCAGGTTTTCAGCGAATCCGGCAAGCTCGTGCGCCCAAAACGACTTCATCGCGTTTATGTCCGTCCCCTCGCTGGCAGACAGGAAATCCCGGCCATACGTGAGCTGCAATCGCTCGAAAAGCCTGTCAATCACGGTTAATGGCAGCGACATCGAATACCTCCAAGTTATTCTGTTGACCTACCTTGCGGGCAATCCTCGGTGAAATTTCCTCGACACGTTCACGCATGGATCGCTGGTAGGCGGTTTCGCCGGTGCCGTTCCCATTGCCGTTGCCGTTTCTCGGCTTTTCGTGCAGCCACTCGACTTTGAATCCGCGCCAGCCGCGCTCGCAGCATGTCCGCAACGCACCCTCCAGCGTGTACCCGGCTTTGTCGGCTTCCCGCTGTATCCCTTTGATGACGGTATCCGTCACCGGCGCTCGGAGTCCAGCCCTGAGCTTTTTGAAATCCTGCCAGACTGCAATAGACACGCCTTCAGGCGCTGTATTCTTGTCTTCTGTCTTATGGGTTAGTGGGTTAGTGGGTTCATGGGTTATTGGGTTAGGTCTGGGTTCTTCTGGGTTATGTTTTGAAACCCGCTGGGTTTTCTTCGGCCTGCCGCCTAGCTTTCCGTTAGCTACTGAATTCATAGCGTGTCTGACATATTCAACCATTTCCTCATCGCAACGCTTCTGGATCAGCTTGTCAGCCATCGAAAAGAAGTCGTTTAGGATGCTTTTAACGGCCTTTTCCTCGTCTTCCGACCTAGCTCCCAGCCTACGAATAACCCACTGGGTTTCCGCCGGGATGTTGCCATCTTCCAGGTAGTACAGGTCCAGCAGTTGACGGTAGACGCCATGCTCCAGCAGCGACAGGTGCGCAGTGTCGCGCCGGTAGTCGCCGATGTTGTGTCTGTAGTAGTGCAAGCTATACCCAGCGGTTCCACTGAAAGAACTTACGGCAGGCGGTGGACGCGCTTTTCGGCGCAGGGATCAATCCGCACCTAGCCGGGTTCAAGTTCATACTGTACGCCTTTTTTCCTCACCGCGCAACCGATCCGCCCAAGCCGCCACAGCCCGCGCATAGCGGCCACTTTCGATGTTCCCGCGCATCATATGGATGCCGAAATGAATTGCTTCCTGACAGGTGTTGTAATGGCTGCCGAATTTCGTCCCTGTTTTGTAATCGTCGCAGCGCCACATTCCAGTTTTCATAAGACGCACGCAAATCTGCATCCCTGGACAGTTGATAGCGTACCCTTCAACCGGGAATGGAACCCACCCGCCACCGGGCGAAAAATGCACGATCTTGTATTTGATCCACTTTGTTCTCATGTCGATTTCTCCAGTTGTTTACGATCCGCGTCCCCTTGCTGCGCAAAAAAGCACGGCACGAGGCCAAACGGGTTATGCGCCGCGACAGATGGTTCCAGCACCGGGCGCATCCTCTTTCTCGGCTTTGATTTCGGTACCGAAATTCCGAAGATCGTCAGCATCCGCGAAATCGTCTCACGCGGCATCCCGAGCGATTCCGAGATCTGCAACGTCGTCATGCCCCGAGCGGCCATCTCGCCCAGCTGCGCTTCGTTTGTCGATGGCTTTGGCCGATAGCCTTTGTACCAACGCAGGCCCAGGCCAGTTGTGATGTTTGATAGGTTTGACACGAAGTAACCCGTCTCTGCGGAAACTTGCTTGAGCGACATCCCGCTTGCGAACATCTCGCGCAAACTGGCCTCGGGGACGATAGGGGATGTGCGTTTTTTCATGGCTTTGCCTTCCGTGGCCCCTTGTGATGCGGCCCTACTTTTGCTTTGATATGCGCTGGTTTGTCCAGCATCCGCCCGAGTACCGCCGCAGCCTTCCCTATGATCCTCTGGCCCCTCTCGGACGCCTGAGACGCCTTGCGCGCTGATATGGCGCGATCCTGAGACGATGCGAAGATCGAGGGTTCGCCGTTCATCCAGCCGAATGCGTTGTTCTGGCTGGCCTTCGCGGTGAATTGGTAGGGGATCATTTAACGCTCCTATGGCGGGTTTCCGGGTTGTCAACGTCACGCGCCAGTCGTATCAGGCAGGCTGCAAGGTCTAACGCCTCATATTGGATCGCGTCCATGTCGTTCAGTCTGATGGCCTCCCGTAGCTCATCCCATTCCTCGCAAGCCACGCCCATGGCCTCATGCGTGCTTGCAAATGGGCCGTAGCGGGCGTCGGCGGCTTCAATTCGCCGCAATAGATTGGTTTCGATTTCGTCGAGCTTTGCGGCATCTTGGGTTTGATGGATGCGGCGGTGGGTGATGTTCATGCCGCAAACAACCCGGCCTGCTCATGCAAAGCATCTTCGATGTTCGCGCACGACAGCTCCCAATACTGCGGTTTTAACTCAGTGCCAACAAACCGGCGCCCCATCTTCACCGCACAGTAACCCTCGGAGCCGATGCCGGTGAACGGGGAAAACACCAGATCGCCCGGATTAGTCCAAAGATGTATGCAACGCTCGATAACGTCCAGTTGCAAAGGACACATATGCTTTTCGTCGTTCTCGCTGCGCGCCGGAAGTTTGTTCAGCGTGCGGCTTTGATTGATGTCATCCCATATCGGGCTCGCATACTTTTGCCACATGCCGACTGGCAAATCATCGCCATGCGTTACCCGTTCCTCGATCTCTCCAGGCTTGCGCATCGTCACCACGTAATCTGGTAGGCCCATGCGGGACATCGTGGAATTCTCCCGGATGGTCTTGTGCAGCAGTCCGAGCGCCTTTGTCCTCTGCATCGCAGTAACCGGGTCTTTCCAAATGCACACTTCCGAGTGATAGATGAATCCGGCATCCTGAAATGCGCGTATCAGATCCCCGCGAAAGTCTCGCAGGCCGATGAATCCGTGCCGCATTTTTTGGCATGGCAGGTTCATGCAGTGAAAAGAGACGTTGCGCCCAGGCTTGAGCGTGCGGAACAATTCGCCGATCAGGAACCGCAGCTGCGCGACGAACTCCGCATCGTTCTTGCAGTTTCCCATGTCGTGGTCGGAATTGCTGTAGACGAAAAGATCAGCGAACGGCGGAGAGAAAACCGAATAGTCGATGCTGTTGTCGGCCATCTTGCGCGACCACTTAACGCAGTCCCCGAGATGCACGGTGAACTCATCTCGCTGATAAGTATCCTCGACGTATTCATCGACGATGTTGACCTGTCCGGCAAGTTCTTGATTCATGATGTCCTTCATGTGTTCTACCATTTGAGTGCTCATTTCCTTGTGTTGAATTTCCTTGCGCTTAAGATTGGCCAGAATCTGCCCCTCGTTCTCAGCCGTGAACAGATGCACATTTACCTGCCGAGTCTGACCGAACCGATGGCACCTGCGAACGGCTTGATAGAACTTCTCGAATGAGTCATCCAGACCGACAAATGCCATATTCGCGCAGTGCTGCCAGTTCATACCAAACCCGCAGATTTTCGGCTTTGAAATCAGTACACGTAGCGCCCCATGCGTGAAGTCCATCATGCCCTTGGTTTTAACTTCCGCAGAATCCGAACCCTGCACATTCACTGACCCAGGAATCAGCGACTGCAACAGCGCCGCCTCATCGTTCAAATGGCACCAGATCAGCCACGGATCATCAGGCGATGCGTTCACCACAGCTGCCAGGGCATGGCAACGGGCCTCTATACTGTCCCGTTGCGCTTTGCGGCGCTCGGCAAGGCCCATGGCGGGACGCGAGAATAACTCGCCTCCCATGGCCTCAGTTTCGACGACATGCTCATGGTAGACCGGAGCCGGTAGCTCATAGCGTGAGCCATCAAATCCAATATCGGAAGGATTGCGCAGCACGACGGACCAAGTACCCATCCATGCCCAGAACTTTGTCGCGCCCCATCCCTTGAGCCGCCATGTCCCGGTGTCGCCGGTATCGTTCACAAAGTACGTCGCCAGCATCTCAGTGCGGGACATGACGCCGAGAAACTCGCATTGGTTGCCAAGCTCCTCGAAGTCATTCGGGCTCGGTGTTGCGGTGCATGAAAGTCTGAACGGTACGCCTTGCGCAGCTTCGATCAACTTCGTTCGAGTCTTTCCGTCATGTGCCTTGAGAATGCTTGACTCATCGAGAATCAATCCGTGCAGTTCGGTGAAATCAATAGCGTCCATGCGCTCGTAATTTGTAATCCAGATGCCCGGCCCAGATGGTGCCTCGCCATGTGTGACGCGGCGCACATCAATGCCGAACGTGCGGCCTTGTTCAATGGTCTGCTCAGACACAGCCAGCGGCGCGAGAATCAAAACAATGCCGCCCGTATGGTCCGCTATGTCGTCAGCCCACGCAAGCTGCATCAGGGTCTTGCCGAGCCCTGTATCGGCGAAGATTGCAGCACGGCCACGCCTACAGGCCCAAGAGACAATCGCATGTTGGAAGTCGAAAAGATGCTCGTTCAACTCGCCCGGATTGTGTCCGGTTGCGACTTCAGAGCGGCGCTTGCCGGCGACAAAATCCTCGTAGTTCATTCTTCACCTCTTAAAAAAAGTCCCGCCCGTCGATCATCCGACAGGTCCGGTGTTGCAAGCTCCAGAGCGCGGACAAGGATAGC